TCGGGGGTATAGATTGTTCTTTGTTACTTGTTACTTGTATAGTTGTTGACGTTTGCTTGGCAGTTGCTTGACTCTTGCTTGACGGTTGCTTGCCCGTATCTTGGTACTGAGCGTAGTTAGTTATTGAAATAATTGAGAATTTGTTTGTCACTTGCTTGTCAATCATGTCATCGGATTCAAACCAATCTAGGTACTTTCTCAAACGCCGTATTGAGATGTTTAATCTGGCACTCGCGGCATTCAAACCGAAGACCAATTGACCCCGCTTTATGGTGAGCATTTGCCCGTTAAACGCTGTCGCTTTATCCGTTAAGGACGCAGCCATCAGTAGATACAGCCATAGTTTTAAAGCTTCAGGCTCTTGCCACAGGAAATTATCCTGTATCGCCCTATCTAATCTAATCCATCCGTTCATTTTATCCCCCTCGCACTGTTAACTATCCGCTGAGCATTGTAGATATCTGCCCGATCCTTCTCAGTAAATGCCACCCCCTCGCGAGACCATACTGGCACTAATTCTAGAAGCCACTCCGCAGACTTCACCTCCTCGCGTGTATGCTTACTGACCCTTGGTGTATAAGGTGACCCGTCATTCGGGTAGATATCCCGCCACGCAAGCCCTACGGCCTTTAGAATGGACTCTGCGCTGCAATCCTGCGCAAAGCAATTGAGCAATACCCTATCATCTGCCTCGCGGTATAGAATACTGAGCGAGTGCGACTTGTCATCGTGCGCGGGACATAAGGCCATTGCCTTATTACCCTTGCGCCTAACCTGCTCTAATTTGCTACAAACTAATTCAAAATCAGACATGTTATCCCTTGTCCTTATCAGTAACGGAGGTTAACCTGCCTAAGATCGCAGCTCATCCTCCTCCCCCTTGTGGTGTGATCGTCCCCCTACGGGGGGACACTTAATTTAAATCCTATCTAGGATAGTCGCGACCCTATCTAGGATCGCAGTCTACCGTTAACCCCTTGTAATTCGGCCATCCGAATTCCATATCGGTTTCAATCCCTAAGCAAACCATCTCAGCATAAAGCTTAGACTCCCTCGCCTCTAGCACCTCGCTCGGTTCAAGCAAAGCACCAAGGGCGAATGAGCTTATAACAGCCGCCCCTACAAGTATACAGCGCAGCCAAAAGTTTTCTGCCTCCATATTTCTGCGATTATTTCTCATGCCATCACCTCCTTTGCGCTCTCTTTTGCCCTTGCTACTTCGCTCGGCGTACACATTGATGCTATTTCGTGCGCGAGTTTAAGCGCATCCCCTAGCCTATGTTCTGGCGCTGTCACGCATAGGACTAGCGCCTTGGTTAATGCTGTTTCGTGTGTCATGTTATTCCCCTATTTCATCATATACCGCATAGGCTGAGCCAAATGATTCGGCAATCTTGGTAAACATTTCGGCATAAGTCTCGCCGTATATTTCTGGGCGATCCCAGAACCCAGTCCCATGACCATTACGATTGAGCCAGAAATCGTGACCCGCTCGCTCTATATTGTCGGGCGATAGATAGCACTCAATGCGGCTATAGCAGGCGAGACAGTCTATTATGGATTCGCGTAGAAAATCCTCGTCAATATCTGCGCCTATTGGCGGCTGTCCTTCCTCCCCTAGTTCCGTGAAGTCTATCGCTTCAAGGTATGCCGAGATGAATTCTGATTCTTTTTCGTTGGTTTCGATTGTGTGCATGATATTCCCCTTAAAGTATTGGTTGTCGGTTTAGGCGTACAATTACGCTATCAGGATCTAATGACCATCGCTTGGCTAATTCCATTTTGACGCTAGCTAATTCTGGCGTGGATGGTTGATAGGACTTTATCCCTGTAAACTCGCACAATTTCGCCCACGTTATGAATTTAGACTCGCCATTCTCTACTATTTGAAAATCGATCATGATTTATCCCCTATTTAATTCGTAAATTTCAGACATGGCCTCGAATACGCCCATCGGATCGCCCATTTCAACGGCGGTTTCTGATTCGCCCCACCAATAACCCTTGACCTCAATGCGGCCAGTGCTATCAACGTGTAACCAGATATTAGGACCACCAAATGCGACTAGTGCTTGACCCTCTAGCAGCAAGCCATCGGCATTAATCAGCCACCGGAATTCCATAGCATCGCGCAACCAATCGTAACCGCCGAGCATTTCGCCCTCCTCATATTGTCCATCGTATAATTCTAGATCATCTGATTCGACTAGGACGCCATTAGCTACGTTTAGTGCTATCTCTTTTACTTGATCTTTTAACATGTGATTTCCCTCAATATCCGGTGATTGTGATTAGTGCGTTCTCGTCATCCACTAGCACCTCGAATAGCATGCCCTCTCTGATTAGTCCTGCCGCTATGACTGCTACTTGCTCGATACTACAATTGATTTTTCCCATTGTTATTCCCCTTGAAATTCAAACACGTTCTCATTAATCCATTCGTAAGCACATTCTAATGCATCGTGCGCGTTGTCGATCCCGTAGCAAGTGAAGCACTCAAAATCGACCCACTGGCCTCCGATCGGCCACTGGATATTGAATGTGGCCTTGCCGTTCCATTCAACCCGCAGATGATCGCCGTGCATTTCTAGTTCGAAATATTCCATTGTTTAATCCTCCGCTGCAGTGTGAAAAGAGATACCCGCTAGCGATAGCATGCAAGCGCAGCACACAGTAGCAGCAAGTAATGACGCATCCACTAGCAGGAAAAACGTGGGAATTGTTAGCAGTGTAAAAGCGAATCCGAAAAGACCGTTTATTACTTTTTTCATTTTGTGTATTCCTTGGGTTATGCCCCTATCGCTAGGGGCGTGATTGATTAATAACCGTTAGCGTATAGCCAGTCGGTTAACTTCTCTCTTACGCCCTCATATAGAGGTTTTATTAGTGCATCGTCTCCACTATCTAAAATAGGCCTTAAGTCGCCGTTCCAACCATCCACTTCCATAAAATTGCATTTATACAATTTGCCCTCCCTAATAATAAATAAGTCGGCATCGCTAGTGCCGTCACATTCATCAATCTGTAAACCTACAGAAAATCCGCCATAAGTGTACGTTTTATCGAAATGTGATATTAGGTGATTGATTTGCATTGTGTGTTTCCCCTTAGTGTGTGTGTATTGTGTTGTCGTATAGTACAATGCATTCGCCGTGCCAAGTTTTGAAAGTCCAATGATTACGGGGTGTGTGGCCGATGTACTGTGTATGCATACAGTGTTGAGAGTGTTACCGTGTTACCGAATAGTGTTACCGTGTTACCGCAGATGTGTTACCGAATCACTCAACAATTCATCTGGATTTTGTATCAGTGTGTATCGATTTGAGAATGGTATGCATAGGGATGTTATGGGCTATTGGCTATTGGCTGCTAGTCACCCCTTCACTCTCGCCTATCATCGCGCGTGGGCGCGTGTACGCTCGCGTATGCGCTCGTGTGTGTGTGCGTGTGTGTGCGTCATGCGCGACCCAAAAAACCAAGGTGGGTTTCGGCTGATATACGGGGGGGCGCGGGCGCGCGAGCTTTTTATTGTAGTTGCCCCCCAAATTTGCGTGAAGCCAAATTAAAAAAAAGAAGCAAAAAACATCCCTCTCTAACCCCTATAAACACAAGTGTTGGCGAAATTCACCAATTAGTGGTTTAATACGCCAAATATTAATTACCAAAGAGCTTCTATGTTGTGGTTGAAGACAATGCACCAGTAAAGAGAAAGCGTGGTCGTCCCCGTAAGTCGGAGATAGAGAAGCCGAAGAACCGTCCTATTGGCAGACCCAAGGGTGACCATTCGGCTATGGCAGAGATGAAGCAGAGATTCCTCGCGAGGAGGGATACCAATGCTGTGATAGAGTCTATCTTCCGAGCTGCGCAAGATGACGACCACAAGAACCAATCTGCTGCGTGGAAGCTCATAGTAGATAGAATCCTACCTATCAGCTCGTTTGATAAAGACAAGCTAGGGGGTAAGCCTACGGTCAATATAACTATCTCAGGAGTTATGGATGCTCCTGCGATTGAAGGAGAGGTCATAGAAGATGGCGAATATACAGAACCTGATTGATCTGCTTATGAAACACGAGGGCGTAAGGAACAAACCTTACGAAGACACTGTGGGCGTACTAACCATAGGCGTAGGCCGCAACCTAGACGATATAGGGTTATCTATTGATGAAATTCACTACCTACTCAATAATGATATTAAGCGATGT